CATCCGAGTCAGTGATCGATGTAAATCTAGGATCTGCATTAACTAGCGCAATATTATACCATCCAGTGCCATTCGAGATATATAACCGATTTCCAGACCAAGCTTGATCTCCTGCGGTTATTCCGGTGAGTGGTAAAGCACCTGCAGAATCATAAACTTCTGCTCCACCAGTACCACCTTCAATAGCAGTACTTTTAACAGTCGCGTCACTATTAATTTGCCCGACAAATTGAGCGAATAGCCTATTTTTAGTTCTTGCCATCTTTAAACCTTTAGCTTAGACACTTAATTGAAACTGTAGGCATCGAGAACTGATCAGTTCCACTAGCATCCCAATATTGAGTACTATGTAGCTTCATCTCATTATTAACTCCATATTCTCTTACTTGCCATTTGAAGTAATATGTATCGCCATCTGTAGTTGTTAATTTACCAGAATCTGTATCGGCAGTGCCAGCATTGATTTCAAATGGCCATGAAAGAGATTGATACGCATCCTGCTGATATCCAGCCGAAGCATTTCTTCTAGCATCAACAACTTCTGTCCATGTAGAACCATCCGTACTAAAATATAATTTCCAGTGCGAAATTGAATGAGTATCTACCCAACCAATCATTACGTTATATTGATACACAATTTTATTTGTTCCAGAAGGTACAGTAAAACCAGAAATAACTGAACCAGTTGCGTCGGTATATGTAGTAGTTAAATTCTGCACCGCAGTAACACTTTGAGTAGTGGCATCACCTAATGCACTACCATTACATACTGCATGGTACTCAGCAAGGACTTGCCCGCCACCGCCACCACCACTACTAGGAGTAATTATATAATATGTTGATCCTCCGTCAATAGTCGATAATTCCATATAAGAGGATTGATTATGCGTTAATCCAGGTACTGATCCAACAAAAGTTTCTCCTCCTGTAGTATCAAAGGAAATTGCAGGACCTACAATTGTAAGTTCTGGCTCCCATTCGTATACTGTTCTCGCCGTACCATTCCCAGCAGTAACAGTAAAGAATCTTGTACCATCATCGTTGAATGCAACTCCTCCCATGTTAGTATACGTAGCATATGAGGTTAAAGACGTTATATTTTGTATATCGTAAGGTGTTGCAAATTCAAAATATTGAATATACCCGTTACTAGTAATTGCAACTAATATTGTACCGTCTGGAGAAACCGCAAAATCACGTGCTTGCCCTGTGCCCCCCATCGAAGTCCACGTACGGCTAGTTACAGTACTTCCACCGGGACTACCACTTTTAACATACACTGTACCGGCGTAATCATATACTAAAAACGTATTGCTAGAAAATAAAGTACAAGCAAACGCTCGAGCCCCAACGCTACCGGATCCTGCCGCACCGTTTGTGCCGCCTTGAAAATCATAAGCAGTGTTTAAATTAATGGCCCAAGCAGCCCAATAATTAGCACTACTTTTTCCGATCATAACATATGCTCTTGTTCCACTGGAATTCCAGCAATGTCCCCCATATCCTGCTAAATAAGCACTGCCATACCCTTGTATAGAAACAGGTGAAGTACTAGTAACCGTTGACGGATCAAAGGCCGTTGTTAAATTAAATTGGCCAAGCTGGTTTCCGCTAAACCCGTATCCGCCAACAAACATTTTTGTTCCGTCTGGGCTAAATGTTAATCCATAGCTGGCATTTCCTGTTGCGGTACTCAAGGCTTGTGTTTGTTGTTGTACAGCGCCAACCACACCGTAAGCTCCACTAACTGCTCGCGTCGCGTTTAATTTAACTTTAAACTTAGCTATGCTAGAAGAATTAGATAATTCTATAATATTATTATTTGCAGCACCTTCTACATCGATATCAAATACATTTCCAGTAGAATAGTCTAGTGTTATAGTATTACCACTTGTAGTTTCTGTTCCAACAGTATCTGAAGATCCAGCACCTGCAACTGCAGTATCTACATATGACGTAGTTGCTAATCCACTAATGCTAGGAATCGATGGCTTACTAGATAAGTCGTTATATGAACCAGATGTCGCAACTGTTGCAAGATCAGCTGAATTGGCTTTCGTTGCAATACTATTTGTAACAGTTGTGGCAAAGTTAGCGTCATCGTTCAATGCTGCAGCTAACTCGTCAAGTGTATCAAGGGCAGCCGGCGCTGAGCTAACTAGATTAGCAACTTCAGTTTCTACCTGTGTTGTTACGGTATCGGTTGTTACTCGAGCTTCTTCAACAAGGCCTGTAGTTTTAACGGTTAAATCAGTATTAATCTGACGTATAAACCGTGAAAAACGCCTATTTTTAGATCCTGCCATCCTGATATCCTATATTATTCTTCGTCTTCTAAATCTTCATCATCATCAATTTCTTCATCTTCATCTACTTCTAAATCTTCATCATCAATGTCTAAATCAACTTCTTCTTCTGGTTCTTCACCATTGTAGATTTGATTTGCAACTGCAATTTTTTCCTGCTCTAGTGCATCGGTCATTCTTTGGCCCATTAGATTACCAAATACCTCATTTGCATGATTATAGTTTTGATCCAATGCTGCTTGAATTAAGTCTTGTACAGTACTGGTTTCAGCTTCACTCATCATTTATTTCCTTTTACGTTAATATCGATACTATGTTTTTGTGGTTGTGGTTCCTGATTAACTTGTGGCTCTGGTTCAGGTTCCGGTTGCTCTTGATCTTGTGGTTCAGTTGGTTCTTCGCCATCAATCTCTTTTTTCATGTCTTCAGTTTCTTCATCCGTAAACATTAAGACATTTTTCATTACCCATTCTTTAGAGAAATATTCACCAACATAGTTAGTAATCATATCTAAAGATTGTAATTTTTCTCTTAAAATTTCTGCATCTTTTAATTCAGAGAAGTGATTATCTCGCGAGAATCCTACAATGATATCATTTTTCCAATCATTCCAGTCTTCTTCTGTGATAATACCTTTAAGAATTAATTGCTTTTTCAGAATGCCTAAGAACAAATGAGCGAATCTACGACGAAGTCTATCAATAAACTTCTGGAACTTTAATTCATCTCTTGTAATTTCTGATGATCTACCAAGAGAAAATTGAGCTTCTTGCTCAAGTCTATTAATAGGTACATTCAATGCGCGGTACATTTTTTTCTGAAAGTAAATAATATCGTCAATCTGACCTAGGTTTTCACCACCAGGTAAAGTTGAAATCTCTGTGCCTCTACCGCCTTCTCTCCGCGGAAGCCAGAAATCTTCTAGTAATGATTGATGCTTACGATCATCACGGATTTCTCCGGTCTTTGCATCATAGACAAGCTTATTACGGTATCTTGCCATGATATCTTTCATGTATTGCTCAGACTTACCTTTTGGTAAGTTACCTACATCAATATAAAAAATTCTTCTCTCGGGGGCCCGGGCAAGACGATAGATGACAAGTGAGTCTTCCATCATTCTTAATTGATTAATTGCTTTCAATGCTTTATGTAGATATGATACAACCTTTTTACGGTCTTCATTGAGTAGACCAGATGTAACGTATGAAACAGCATCTTCTGTAATTTTTACACCAGTGCTTTGGTTTGCACCAGGCTTTTCTTGATAGATAAAATACTCATCAACTTTTTCAATAATCTTTGCACCTGTCGCTTGATCAACTTTTGTTTTAACTTGCTTGACTTTACGAATCTTGGATGCATCAATCGGTCTAATCTCAGAAATACCAAGTTTTGGATTATTTTCATCAACTACTAAGTGATGGTAAATTCTACCATCAACATACCATCTACGAAAAATATCATGGCCATAATCATTAAAATCTAACATGGCATAAAGATCATCAAATTCTTGAGTAATTTGCTTCTTAATTGAATCTGAAATTTTTACATTATCTAAATTAAGTTCTACTGATTTAGAATCATCTTCAATAACAATTGCTTCATTAACGATTTCTTCAATTGCCATATCAACTTCAGGATGCATTGCAACGCCACGATATTGCATAATTAATTGATGGTTATCTTTAGAATCATCACCATCAATATTTAAATACTGTCCATAATGCATTCCAGACGCAGTAACATAACCTGCACCATCGTCATCCCGTGCGGGAACAATGGAAGGTTTTTTCTTTGGATCTTCACTTTCGGCTTTTTTAATTTCAAAGCCAAATAATCTAATTGCTTTTCCTGCTTCTGCCATTTTCTAATCTCTAAATAAAATTTTATTTATTACCTTATGAAGTAGCCTGATATGTTCTACCCTGTTCTTGAGTAGGTGGTGTAAAGTTTGTGGTGTACTTTGCAACACCTTTAAGAATCTGGAAGTTTTCGATGTACCCATTCCATGGTAACCCACTATCGCCTGACCCGAGTCGAGCTTGAGCTCTTTGAGGTTTTATGTCTAAAGAAAGTGTAGTAGCATTTATTATGGATCCATTTAAAAAACTTCTAAAAATATCCCCATTTCTTGTAAAAGCAAGATGGTGCCATTCGGTAGATGGAATAGCTACATCGTGTGTTAAATCAAAGCTAGTATTACTATCTGATAGATATATTCGAATATTATTAGAACCTGAGTTATAAATTAGCACTGAAGGAAACGGTCCGGCATCAATTGAAAAAAGGCCGCCAAAACCGCTTGATACATTAGGTTTAATCCACATTTCAATTGTGAAGTCAGTGGTGCCAAAATTATAAAGTTCAGATTGTGAAATTTGAACGTAATCACCAGTGCCATCAAAATACATTGCAGTATCAGCATACTTAGTTTGAGTCGTTGATGTTGAGGTATTACCTACCAATGTAAATGTGTTATTCCCAGTCTTATCAAAGATACCTGCATTGTCCATTGGGAGGTACAAATACGCACTAGTATTTTCAAGTGGACTAGTAGGAATAGTATAACTTGAGCTAGTATATAACGCTGACTTTGATATTTTTAAATCTGAAATATATCCATTATAATCGTAACTAATGGCATTCCCAGGATAATATCCCGTATGGTGTGTCCATCCGGCGCTACTAACATTGATATTGTCAGTAGTAGCTGCATGATATACTCTATCGCCATTACAATATAAGCTCCAAAAACGTGTACCTGCAATAGTATATTGAGTGAATACAACATGATTCCATTGATTTGTAGTTATTACATTTGCCGCGGTGATGACTGAAGCAGTTGGATTACCGTTAACGTTATTTGTTGCAAAATATAAATGGGTTGCAGACACTCTAAATGTTTCACTAAACCAGTATGATCCCGCTCCAGTTGCTTTACCGTATATCAAACCCGTTGATGTGTATTGATCACCTTGTGTTCCTATAGGATAAACCCATGCTTCCATTGTAACATCATCGGTACCAAAAATCCACGCATTATCCTGAGGATAAGTTAGGTAATTTGTTTTATTAAATCGCGTTGATCCTTTATTCTCACCAACCGCATACTCT